TTGCTCACCCTCTACCGCCGCCACCTGGCGGTCTGCCAGCACAAAGCCAAAGGGCGGACGTTCAAGCGGTGCAAGTGCCCGATCTGGATTCAGGGGACGACGGAGGGAAAACCGGTGCGCAAATCGCTCGACGTCACGAGCTGGGAGCGCGCCGAAGAAATCAAATCAGACATCGAACATGGGAAGGAAGAGGAAAAAGAAGTCACCGTCGAAGCCGCGCTCGCCGCGTTCGTCCAGGACTGCGAAAGCCGGAATCTCAACCGATCGACCCTCGGGAAATATCGGCGACTGTCAGGCAGCCTTTCCGCCTTCCTTGTTTCGCGCGGCATTGATGATGTTGCGGAAATCACCCCGGAAACGCTTCGTGTCTATCGAAATTCATCCAAACTCGGTCCTCGGACGGCATCTAAGGAAATTGAGCGCATCCGCTCACTCTTCCGCTTCTGCCAGGAAAGCGGCTGGATCGCCGCGAACCCCGCGAAAGCCATCAAGGCCCCGCAGGTAAGGCCGAACCCCACGCTGCCATTCACGGACGGCGAGATCGCCGGGATCCTGGCCAACTCCGATTTCCGCTCGCAGGTGTTCTTCCGCGTGCTTCTCCATTCCGGCCTCCGCATCATCGACGCGGCGTCGCTCAGGCCGGAGCGCATCACGGACGGCAAGCTGTTCCTGTACGCGCAGAAGACGGGGCATCCCGTATGGGTCCCGCTTCCGCCCGACTTAATTTCCGACCTATCGAAGATCCCCCTCACCGGGGGTTTCTATTTCGTGGTGGAGTCCGAGAACCCGGTGTCGGTGGCCGAGCGCTACCGCGTGAGGCTGAAGAACGCGGCGAAGAAAGCGGGGGTGAAGCACGCGCACCCGCACCGGTTCAGGGATTCGTTCGCCTGCCGCCTTCTGGTGAACGGCGTCTCGATCGAGAACGTGGCGATCCTGCTTTCAAATACGGTGCGCGTCTGCGAGCGTCACTATGCGCCGTGGATCAAGGCGCGGCAGGACGCTTTGGAGCTCGCCGTGCAGTCCACCTGGGACAGGTCGCCCAAGCTTGTCAGGGTGAAGTAGGGCGTTCCCAGTCCGGCGGATCGCCTGGATCTCTTTTCTTGGCCGATTTCAGGAGGTCGGCGAAAGCGCCGGCCATGAACCTGAACATTCGGCGCTCTGAAGCTTCACTCTCACGAAGAAGGATTGCCGATCTCAGTTGCGTGGGGGTTGCGTAGGTCATCAGCTCGACCTTCGCCCATCCGCCCATAACCACGACGCCCTGCAGTGTCGGCGTTGACCTATAGGTGAATATTTTGACGTTCCCATTGGACTTAGCGACGCGGTCCCACATATCCAGCGCGTTCCGTGTCTGTTTTACGTGGTCGCCTGCCTCGTTTATGTGCGTCTCGAACGCACGTATCTCGTTTGTCGTCTCAGGGTTCCATGTGAGGACCGATACTTTTGTCTCGGGGTTAAGCCATTCCTCGAAATAAGGAAACGAGTGTTCCGACATTATGCTCACGTAGATCACGTCGCGTCCGCTGGCCAGAGCTTTCCGGTAGTATTCGTCGCCGATTTCTTCGGAACGGTGGGACATGATCACGGGAACAAATTCCGTCCCTGCCAGCGGTTCAGTATCCGCGAAGATTTCCTGGTGTTCCTTGATGAGCCCCTTCCACCAAGGTCTGAAGCCAAGAGCCGTGCAGACCGCGAACGCATATTTCTGCGAACAGCCTATGTGCGGGCTGTAGCAGTTTGAGATGGTCGAGTCAGAGATGCTTACGCCGTATACCTTTGCATGCTCGGTTACGTCGGCGTTGTTCCATCCCCTTTTGTCGCGCTCCGTTTCGTAGCCTTTCTTGTCTATAATCCAGCGCGCCACCTCATCCTCCTTGGAAAAATATGGAAAACAATGGGTCTAGCTTCTCTGGTCATACCGGATTATACAGCGCAAGCTGGTTGCATGAACGCCCCAACACTCCACCAACCCCCCGGCGAGCGCCACTTCAAGCTCACCGAACTCTCAAGGTCATGGAACATAAAGTACGACACGCTGCGCCGGCGATTCATCGCCTGGCTCCGCGTGTCCGGCGAAGACGTATTCAAGACGGGCGAGGACCACGTCACACGGTGGCCGTCCGAGTCCCAGGCAGCCAAGTTCTCCGCGTGGCTGCGCCGGAACGGAGGCCGCCGGTGAAAACCGTGGAAGCAGAGCTGACGTACGGACTGCTGACGGTCCGCCTTGACGCCCGAGAACTGGAAGATATCCGCGACGAAGTCAACTCCAGGATCGAGTCGATGAAGTCGCGCGATTCCGAGCGCAACGCCCTCATCAGGGAGGGCATCGAGAAGATAGTCGAAGTGCTTCGGACGATCGCCGACCAGATCGGCGGCGATCCTGAAGATGAAGGCGGGGCGCCATGAGCGCCCCATTTTCGGTCGAGCGGTATCGGGAGATCAAGGAGCGGCTTGACCGGCGTACTCCCGAGGAGAAGGAAGCCTCCCGCAAGGCGCTTGAGCCCATGATCGAAGCACTGCAATGGGCTTACGAGGGCGAAGTTTGCGATAAGGATGGGGCATCATGAGCGCCCCCCTCACCCCTCACGAGCATACGCTCGCTGCAATCGACAGGTTGAAGGAGCGCAGCCGCAGGCGCGAACTGGAAGAAAACAGCACCCGCCGCGAGGACCGCATCCGGCGCCTGCATGGCATCGTCAGCGGCATCTACTCAGACGAGCACCATATATGGAAACACCGCTCGGAAATCGAGCATCCGCACCATTGCTTCTGCGACGATCCCCAAAGAAAGCGCGATCATCTGGAGAGCGAGCGCCGTTCGTTGGCTTCCGCAGAGAACGACATTAGGCGGAAACTAACCGAGCTGCGGCACTACGGCATCGACGCCAAGGACGGCGACGACGCGCACGCCAAGCTGGCGGCGTTCGAGTCCGCGTATCTCAGCGCCCCAGGCGTATCCGCCGACGTGGCGACGCTGAACGGAATAGAGAAGCTTATCAAGGAGAACCCCGACATGGATTCCGGCGTCAAGACCATGCTCGACGGCATGCGGATGTCCATACTCACCGGCGGGAAACCATAAAACCGTCCTGTGCCGCGCCCATGCCTCGGGGGGCACGAAACCAATAACTGCCGACTACGTTCCGCTACGCGGAAAACCCAATAGGTTCCGTCGGTTACCGCCGCCGGTTCCACTGGTTCGCGACTCCTTCCCTGTTCGGGTAACTACCGTCTAACCGCAACCTACCGGCTGCGCTTTCGCTACCGCGACCGACGGCAGTTACCCGAACAGGACGGCCTACGGCCTCCGGAGTCGCGCCACCGACCGCCAGCCTACCGGCGCGGAAACGGCAACGGCGACTGCCCTTTCCAGGACGGTATGCACCCAGACTGGAGACCCATCACCCATGCCGTCTACTACGGCCCCTCGCAGCGCGGCAAGTCGCGCCACGCCCACTGGTGCATGCGGCAACATACCGTATCCGGCAGCGGGTTCATGTACGCCGACCCCAAGGGCGAGGGCTACCGCTTCATGGAGCGGTGGCTCGCCTTCGTGCGCCCGATGCGCAGGGTCTGGCTGCTCGACTTCAGCGCCGGCGACGCGGCGTTCGACCCGTTCCGGCCGGCGCCGGGCGCAGACCCCGGCGTATTCGGGCGCAGGATGACGGACATCGCGGCCGCCGGATGGGGTTCCGGCAGGGCCGACACCGACCTCATGCCCCAGTTCAGGGAGACGGCGGAGGCCGTGTTCGGATCGATTGCCGTGACCGGCATGCCGCTCCGGGACGCGGCGCTCGCGCTCTACCGCCACAACGGCACCGTGCGCGAGTGGATACTCGAACGCCTGCCCGACACCATGCTCCGCCAGAAATGGGTCGCACTCATGAGCACCCCCGACCGCGAATGGGAGGGGAAGACCGGGTCCGCCCTGCGGAGGCTCAGCCGGTTCGCCGACTCGAAGGCGCTCATGAAGTGCGCCGCGGCTCCGCGCCCGCTCGACCCGCGCGAATGCCTGGCCAACCGCGAGATCGTCATAGCGAACTTCGCGCCGAACCTCACCATGCTCGACGCGGACGCTTCGCGCGCGGCGATGGCCGCTCTGGCGTACGCGTTCCTCGATGCCGCGATGGAGCGGGCGGCCGCCGGCGCCAAGCCCGAACATTATTTCTATACGTACCTCGACGAGGCGCAGCGGTGGCTCCCGCCCGAGGCGTGCGACATGCTCGACTCCGCCCTGGGCGGGGGGCTGCCGGTCACGATCATCGGCCACTCGCCCAGGCAGTTCAGGGAGTCCAACGCCAGGCTCTGGGCCTCGATCGAGGCCAACTGCGCCACCCAGCTCTGGTTCGGATTCCCGAGCCTCCCCGACGCCAAGGAGTTCGCCGAGCTCGCGTTCCTGTCCGAGGTCAACCGGCGCATGGAGAAGGAGCGGATATACGTCCCCATGACCGTGGGCCACGAGCGCGTCGAGGAGGAGATGGAGGATTCAGCCGAGGCGGAGACCGAGGGCGAGAGCGAGCGCGAGGACGCCGAGGGCAACGTGCTTCTCGGGTCGAACGGCGCCCTCACCAGGTCTGTCCACCGCCGGCTCGACGTGCGCTACCTGTCCGTGATCGAGGAGCGGCTTGCGTCGATCATGGAATGGAGCCGCGAGGACAAGATAGGCATGGCGGCCGAGCACGCCATGAACTGGGTGTCGCAGCCCCGGCGCCACTGGGTCTGGCGCGGCGGGAAGGCCACCGCCGGGGAGACGCCCGAGCTCACCGAGTTCCTGGCGCCCGGCCACTTGAAAACCGAGGAAAGGGTGCTAGAGTTCAGGGAATCCCGGCGCCAGATCGCGCCGCCAGCCCCACCAGTTTCACCACCGGACTATGGAAAAAACTCAGACGGAAACCACGCGAACGGAAACGGCGGCGGAAAAGCCGCCGGAAAGAAGAAACCGGCGGCTCTGTTCAAGCCCCCTCGACCGGCCGATCATTGAGGCGCTCTCGGAGTACGTCTTCATGACGGCGGAGCAGGTCTGCGAGGCCACCGGGCTCAGGGACTCCGGGGTCAGGCACCGCCTGCTCGCCATGCACCGGGGCGCGGTCGTGAACCGGGTCAGGCCCGCCGACGACGACTCGCTTTCGTCGATCTCTCCCCCATGGGTGTACTACCTCGCGGAGCGCGGAGCCAGGCTTGCCGCCGACATGGGGCTCGCCCCGTCAGTCCGTTTCGTCCAGGACAAGTCCCGCATGACCGTCGAGCACGATACGGCGATAACCCAGTTCCACCTTGCGCTCAAAGTGCATCTTGCTTCCAGAAACAGTATCCGTGATTTTGAATGGAAGCAGTGGCGCGGCGACCTTCTGGACAAGGTGGAAGGCCACGAGTCGATCATCCCGGACGCCTACTTCAGGATCGGCGAGTCGTGCTGGTTCGTCGAGATGGTGCGCTCGCACGAGTCGGAATACAGGAAAGGGAAGTCGAACCTGGTGCGCAAGCTCGAAGCGTATCTCGCCTACCGCGACGGGTTCAGGAAGCGCTACGGGCATCCCGACTTCAGGGTCATACTGCTGCTTCCCACCGAGGAGCGCGTCGCCCGGCTTCTCTCCAAGCTGGAAGACGACAAGGCGCTGTGCGCGCGCCGGTTCTGGCTCACGCACTCCGCGATGTGGAAGTCGGACCTCTCCGGCAAGATCTTCTGGACTCCGAAGGACTTCCGCGGCGAGGCGTATGGCTTTTTCGGCGATTCGCATTAGAGTTAGCTTAATCGCGCGGAAGCGCGGGATAGCCCGTCCATTATTCCCGCCCCCGACTAAGGGGAGCGGGAGTGACGGCGGGAATCCTAACCATGCAACCATGCAAGTCACCCTCGGCCACGCCGAAACCCCGCTCTTCGGGGACAGGCCTGTCCCGTTCGAGGTATCGATCGACAGGGCCAATTTCCGCCACGGATGGCTGCTCGGCAAGTCGGGAACGGGCAAGTCGACGCTCCTCCGCGGCATAGTCGCCGCCGCATTGCGCGAATCGTGGGGCGTGGCCGTCATCGACCCGCACGGCGACCTGGTGTACGACTGCCTGAACTACGTCCCCAATTCCAGGAAGGGCGACCTGATGTACCTGGCGCCCGATTCCCCTTGCGTCCCCGACATCGGCGTGTTCGACGGCCCCGACGCCGAGCAGACCGTTCAGTCGCTGATGTCCCTGCTCGAATCGCTTTCGGGGATAGGCTGGGGGCCCGAGACCGCGAGCATCTTCAGGAACGCGATCGACGCCGTGATGGAGACGCAGTCCCGTCCCACCATGCTCCACCTGGCGCGGTTCCTGACGGAGAGCCGGTACGCCAACAGGATGCTCGGCGCATGCAGGAATCCGGCAGTGAAGGCTTTCCACTGGAAGTATTTCGTGGAGTTCAAGCCGCTCGACCGGGCGAGGGCGTGGAGCCACCCGGCGAACAAGGTGGAGGAGATGCTTCGCCCCGGCCTCCGCGAGTTCCTGTGCCAGCCGCGCTCGCTCAACTTCAAGTCGATGCTCGACCGGCAGAAGATACTTCTGTGCCGGCTCCCCAAGGGCGTGATGGGCGAGCGCCCGGCGCGGGTGCTCGGTTCGCTCATTCTTTCCAAAATAAACCTGGCCAGCTTCCGCCGGAAGAAGCGCAACCGCCCGGTGCTTGTCGTCGTGGACGAGGTACACAAATTTTTGGCCGGAGTTGATTTCGAGACCATGCTGGCCGAGTCGCGGAAGAACGGCGTCCACTACCTCTTCGCCACCCAGACAATCCGCCAGATGCGGCAGTCCGGCGAGGACAACGACGCGGTGGCGTTCGGCAACGCCAGCCACATCTTCGCGTTCAGGATGAGCGCCGCGGACTCCGAGCAGGTGGCCGCGAACTTCGGCGACGCGGGTCAGGCCGACAGGCTGGTCACGCTCCCGAACTTCACGTTCAGGGCGCTCACCATGGAGGACGGGAAGCCGGTCGCGAGCGACGACGTAAGGCTGCTCGAGAAGCCGGAGACGGAGGGCGACGAGATGCCGGCGCGGAAGGCGAAGGCGTGGGCGGAGGCCAACACCGGGACGCCGAGGGAGGACGTGGTGCGCAGGATCGAGGCCGAGCTTGCGGCATGACAGGGAAGTTCCCGTCGCGCTCGGTTAACGTTACGGGGACTCTTCCCTTGCATGTCAAGGTACTTCGACCCTCCGCCGCCGCGTCCGGAGACGCGAGCGGCAAATTTCGGTCGATCCACCTTGACATGCAGGGAACCCTCCCCGTAGCCGAAGCCGCCGCGACGCGGAACGGCGCAAAGGTCGTGAACCTATCACATACCAAAACCATGGACAACAAGATCGAGTTCGAGTCGGAGGTCATGCGGTTCCTCGCAGGCCAGGTGGCGAAGACGGAGGAGACCGAGGAAGAGGGGGAGTAAGCCGACTGTCGATCAACTAACTCGCAAGCCCCGTCCGATCCGCGCGGGCGGGGCAATACAAACTAAACAAAAAACAACCATGGACAAAGCAACGCTTGAGGCGCTTCAGAAGGTAGTGAACTATCTTTACCAGAGCGAGGCCGCGCACTGGCAGGAAGCGGGATGCCCGGACGACCACATATACCTGTATGCCAGGAAGGTGTACGAATGGATGTCGAAGGAAGCTTCGGCCTGGAAGGAGTTCTGAAGCGTCCATAAAGCCCCCGCAGCCGCCTGTGGACTGCGGGCGCTTGATACTTCCATTTTAAAAACTATGATTCATCCCATACATGAAAAAAAGAAACGTCAGCGACCTTCACCACGGCCGCGAGGTATGGAAGGATCTTGAGCAGGTTTCTTACGGAAGATCGGCTGAGCGCGTCTTCGAAGATTGGCTCGATCTGATGCTCGCTGCCTATCTCTCCGTCACCGATAACTTATCGCGGCCAGACTTCGAAGAGAAGCTGAAGGCTAATAAGCTGGACGGAACCTATGAAGACCGCTATATGGAAATCGCGAAGCGCTATGCCGACGACCATCCAAAGAGCAAGCGGGCGATAGACTATTTTGCCGCCGCGACCAGGGAACTGGTCAAGGCGACGACCGAGAGCGGCACCGACGTACTGGGCGAAATCTACATGGCCATGATCACTTTCGGCCAGCATGGGCAGTTCTTCACGCCGCAGCATATAAGCACAGCGATAGTGAAGATGCTCGGAGTTGAAGATGGTGAGAGTGTGAATGATCCCGCGTGCGGTAGTGGCACTATGCTAATCGAAGCTGGCAAGCAGAACCCGAACGCCCTCATCACCGGATGCGATCTCGACCACCGATGCGCGAAGATGGCCGCTCTCAACATGTACATCTTCGACCTCAATGCGACGATCTACTGGGGCAACACGCTCACGATGGAGTTCTACACGGAATGGCGGATTGGCAAGGGCGGGTTCATGTGGGAGCGCGAGATCCCGAAGCAGGAACGGGAAACAGCACCCGCCAAGAAATCAGGCCAGCAGGAGCTGTTTGCGGCCTAAGATATTCCATGGTAGGGTTCTGGGGATGTTCGCAAGCGGTCTTCAGAGATGCAAGCTGAGGCAGAGGTAGGCGATATCCCGACCGGGCTGGGGACAAAGGGCAGTAATGCCCCAGCAGAGATAGAACGGGATAAAATGTCGCTCTAAAATCCTCAGAAGGCTTTACCGATTCCTGCTCTAGAAAGAACGCATCTCCGGCAATCCATTGCCGTTAAGAAATCGTCCCGCATGGCTTCGGCTGTGCGGGGCTTTTCTTGTTACAATTTGCACATGAGCGCCGACCGAGAAGCCTTTATCAATTCGCTGGATAACCATATCCGAAAGATCATTCAGAACCCTCATGCCATACCACCGGATGACCTTAGTCAACGGCGTGAACTGCGATCGCTGATGGATAGGTATGTGGATCAGCGTATCGCAGAAAAACTTAAGGAACTTGGGATAGTAGAGAAGAAGTAAAGCGCCGGATTGCATCCCTGGGTCCGGCGCTCTTGTTGTCTCACCCTGGGTGCGTCACTGCTTCTTTTTCCCGTTCGCCTCCGTAAGCCGGTACTCGTAGCCCAGCTCTTTCAGCCTCGCCGTCAGGTTGCCTATGTCCTCCACGATCTGCGCCCGCGCCTTCTCGCGGCTCTGCGCAAGCTCAGCCTCGATCGCCTTCACGTCTTGGACGGCCTTGGCCGCCATCTCGATCTCGCCCATTATCGTTCCTCCTTTCGCTGTCGTTGCTGCGCCTCTCGCGCTCCTCATCCTTCTTCGTCTTCGGAAGCCCCCACCGTTCGGGAAGCGTCCTGAACCTGACCTTGCCGCGCCATATCGCCAATAGAGTTCTCCTTTCCAGGACAAGTAAGTTGCGTTGATAAAAAGCCCCGCGCGGTGCGGGGCAAAAATCCTATCCTTTCCACAGCGACCTGTAGATGAGCCGTCCGTCCCGTTTCAGACGGGCGGCGATCGCTTCGTTTGCCTCGCGCCCTGCGGGGTCGTCGTCCATCTCGACCACGATCGTTCGGAACGGGTCAAGCCGCTTCTCCTGCTCGGGCGTCATGGAGCTGCCCAGCAGCGAGGCCGCCTGGTAGCCCGTCTCCTCCATCTGCAAAACAGTCCACGGGGACTCGACCAGGCGGAGGGTGCGTTTGGGGTCGCAGCGCTCAAGCCCGTAGAGGAAGGTCTTGTGAAGGCCAGCCGGCAGCTTCCATTTCGGGTTAGCGTCGGTGACTTCGAGGGTCGTGCGGCCGGCATAGCCGATCAGATGGCCGTCCTCGTAGAGCGGGAAGACTATCCGACCCTCCATGCTTCCCTTGCCCGGGAAGTAGCCGACGTTCCACTTCACGGCTGTCTCCACCGATATGCCGCGGTCCTGGATCATGGGATGGACCGGGTTCACGTCCTTCAGAGTCCAGGCGAGCGGCTTGTTTGCCTCACCCGTGGGTGACCCTCCGCCGGTTTCGGTTCGGGCTTCTTTCCGTTCGGATTCCCGTTAACGGGAAACCACTCTGAGAGCAGTCTCGCCGCACCGTAGGTGTCCACGCCCTCCAGCCGCATGACCAGGTCGATCACGTTCCCGCCGCCCAGCTTTTTGCACGACGAGTGGTGGCACATCCATGCGTTCTTCGGCTCGCTCACCTTGAACGTGCCCCTGCTCTTCGGGTTGTCGTGCGACGGCAGGGGGCAGTCGCAGACGAGCTGCGCGGCCGTGAGCCGCCGCAGGGTCTTCCCGTACCGTGCGAGCACGGCTTCCACTTTCGCTGTCCCCTTGATCGCCCTGTAGTCGAGGTATGGTTTCCCGTCCCGCATCAGTTCCTTGCCTCCGCGAAACTGACCGCCCGGCCGGTGTCCGAATCATCCATGTGAAGTCACCTCCTTGGTGAGTAACTGTCCATAAGTTACGACGGAACGGTCACTAAGTCCAGACTCGAACTGCACCGAACGCTAAGTCGATCATACGGTCACGCCGGTCTTGCGACTCTTTACAGAAAAGACTTTCCGCGCTAGGGTTCGTGCATGGCAAAAACAGAAATGACCGCGCGGGAAATGAGAAGCGAAGTGATGCGCACGATAGCGAAAGAGCGCTGGGCGAACGCGACTGACGAGGAGCGGAAAAGCCACGGCAAGAGGATGCGCAGGGCAAAGGCGCGGAAGCGGGCTGTGGATAGCGCAAAGAAAAGATAGGATTTACCGCACTTATAGGACGCCCTGCCGAAACTTGACTCTTTACGGCAAAGGATCATACTTATCTCGTAGGGCAGGAAGAAAGCGGGCGCGTCCCAAGCTCAAGCCGCATAGGCAAAGACGGAAAGGTCTCGGCTTTTCCGATCTGGCGAACGGAACCTTGCGCCCGCCATGCCCTCACACGAAAAGGTCGTAAAAAAAACTAACCAATCGCATTTACATGGAATACCAACGCGAGGACTGGCCGAGCCAGTTCGAGGAAGCGGGCGACGCCTACCGGGACAATTTCAATGCAGTGGAGGCCGAGAGCCACCGGTACGATGCGCAGAACGAATAGCATGAACAGAAACTACTACTCGCCCTACCGGAAATCACGGAAGGAATCCGTCCGGGAATGGGCTGAGGCGCTGGGAGGCGCGGCGGGGATAGCGCTCGTGATGCTCGCGCTGTATGCGTGGGCGCTGAGCGGGAGATAGGGAGGCATTTTTATCAACAAGTAAAGTTATCACGGCAGGCGGAGCGTCGGGAGTCCCGGGCTTCTGATAAGTTTCTCCGGGGCGCACAGCCTACACTTTGACGTTCCGTCCGCCGTCCACAAAAACATGCAGGACAAAAAAGAAACGTACCAGAAGGTCATAGAGCAGAGGCTCGGATACATGGCGGAGATCCTGGGCACGGGCGCGATGCTCACGGACGCGGAGGCGTATCTCCTCCACCTGGCGGCGGACGACATATCGACGGCGACGGACTGGCTGCGGGCGGAGATCCAGAAGGATCGGCATCTCTCGCCCATGGGCGAAAGGTCGGAGGAAACGGCGAACATCTTCTGACTTCCATGGAAAAGAAAAAGACGAAGCGCAAGCCGAAGGAGCGGCTGGTCGAGATAACGCGGGCGGACTCGTTCAGCATACACATCGAGTTCCAGCTCACGATGGAGCAGGTAGCCTACCTGGGCGGCAGGGGCATAGGGGTCAAGTTCATGAAGAAGGACTTCTTCTGCTCGCAAAAGGCGGAATGCCTGCCGTCCGAGGCGGAGGCCACGTCGAAGGCCCTCGCGGAGTTCTGCTCAGGGCAGAACAGCGAATCCGCCGCCCGCTACATAGAGGAATGGCGCAAGCTCGCCACCCCTCCGAAGGACAAAGAAAACACCAACCCACCAACATGACCAAAAACACCAACCCCGTAAGGCTAACCCTCGCCTCGGTGAAGCAGGTGAAGACCGGGTTCAGGAAGGACGGCGTGACCCCATGGACGATGTGGGAGTACGCCGTGCAGGAGGACTCGAACCGATACAAGTCGTTCTCGAACATGGCCTCCTCGATCGGGATACCCAAATTCTACGAGGTGAGCGTTACCGACGGCAGGAACGTGAACCCGAACACCGGTCAGCCCTACAAGGACTACGAGATCGTCGGATACGCCGAGACCCCGAAGGCCGCGGAGGCCAGCACGAAGCCCGGCATCGGCTTCTCCGTCACCCGCGCGGAGTTCGCCGCGCTCGAAGCCAGGGTCGCCGCGCTTGAGTCGGAGCGCGAGCCGGGGATCGGGGAATACTGAAAATAGCCCGGAACCATGACCCACTCCCAGTCCCACAAGGCCAGAGTCCTCCGGGCGCTCCTCGCGGGCGAGACCCTTGACGACAACATGAGCTTCGCCCGGTTCGGGTTCAGGTGCGTGGTGCAGTACTGCAGCTATCTTGTCAAGGACGGGTGGAAGGTGCAGAGCCGGTGGGTCACAGGGAGGCGCGGCAGATGGAAAGAGTACTGGATCGCCCCGGAGGACAGGTGGAAGGACAGCCTGCCGGAATCAGTGAGGATCATCAATCAGATCGCGCCCTATAAGCCCAGGCCGCCGGAAGCCGAACCGGCGCGGAGGCTGCTGTAGAAAACAAATATGAAAAATGTAGCAATCGCAGTCCTCGCAACTTCGCTCGCGTTCGTGGTAGCCGGGCATTTCGTGCTGATGCGCAGGCAGAGCCAGCAGAGTCTGGACAGTACGGCCGCCACGCTCGTGAGGTCAGCGTGCCTCCAGTGGGACTACCAGTACGAGCATCCCGTGACCCCTCCGCCGTGCAAATCGACATCCAGTTACGGTTGCGTGACTTTCGAGTTGTGGAACGCAAGCCCTACGTTAGAGTTTGGTGTTGCGAACGGCGAGATAGGCAGGATCGACTGCCTGGACTACCAGAACTAACCCCATCCCCACCCGCAGGGGCGGACGGAAACGAACCATGAAACAAAGGGAAATAAGATTCAGGGCGTGGGACATTGAAAAACAGCGTATGGTTCCGTTCGAGGCAATCACGTTGCTCGACGGAATATTCAAGGTCGGAGTTTGGAATAACGAGGAAACCGAAATAGTGCAACAGCATGACTTCGTGCTTATGCAAATGACTGGCATAGAGGACGCCAAAGGGAAATATATCTACGAGGGCGATGTGCTTGAAGACGGCAAGAAGCAGCGCGGCCAAGTGCTTTGGCACCATAACTCGTATCTTGTCGAATGGCAGGAGCGGGGATATGACGGCCATCTCTTGCAAAACCGAATGACCGATGATTGCTTCGGGTACGGCGAAATAATCGGCAACGTCTACGAGAATCCCGAACTCATAAACCCTTCCCCTTCCAAGGCCGCCCCGAAGGAAGCGGAATGAACAAGAATATGGGAATGAACATCTATACAACTAAAAAGGAGGGGTATCGCCACATAGGAAAGCGTTTCGCGGACGGCATATGGTGCTGGGACTGCAAGGCAAGGGCGGAACGCGATCATCTCGGCTTTTTCTGGTTCTGTCCCAATTGCGGCGCACGGGCCAGCGATAAGACATTATTCAATCCGGCATTGCGCGAGCTTGGCTTCGACGAATCGAAGCCCCGCAAGCGCACCGGCGTGGACGGGGCGAGCGGATTCATCTGGTGCACGGACGAGGCGACGGGCTTAGGGACGAATGCCAAAAAGAAAGCCATGAGGCTCGGTAAGTTCAGGACGGAATACGGCAAGCTATGGACTAGCCGGCAGTTCAAGGATATGTTCTTCGACGTGATAGAAGAAACCGAAAGCGACGGCGATTTCAGCTAAATAACTAACCCACCCACATCCATGAGCACGGAAGAGATGAAGGAAAAATGCAACGGGATAGCTTGCTGGCCTTGGGGGTGCGACATCCATCCGCATAAGGAACCATTCAAGGCCAACGCAACACCCGTTCAAGAAATCAAAGCCGCCGCGCCGCAGGAAGGGGGAGCGAGGGAAGAACTGATTGCGGAATTTCGCAAGAAGTTTGTCCATGTCGATAATGGAGGGCGACACAGGATAGCAGTGATGAACTCTCATTCCTTGCAGGCTCACCTCGAACAGTTCTTGTATGAAGCCATCGCCCGCGCCGAAGCCGAGAAGGTGAGGGAGTGCATCGCGGCATTGGAGAAGTTCGAGCCGAAATGGACAAAGGCGACCGGCGAGGGCATAAGGCTGAATCTTGGATATAACGTCGCAAAGAGGGAATTCATCGCCGCCCTCCAAGCCCTCCTGCCCGAATCGGGAAAGGCCGCCGACATGTCCAAAGAGGAGTTCGACCATTACGAGAGGCTCGGCCCCGCAATAAAAACTAATCCACCCCATCCATGAAGCCAACCATCGAAAGCGACCAATTCGTCACACACAAGAGATTGTGGGATGACGAAACCGGCCATGCAATATCCCTTTTTGAGAAGATAGCCGCTTTACTTACCGGATCGGCGGAGTGTTGGGTTCCCAGGAAATGCGCACTCTGCGGCATATTCCAGGAGCGCAAATTCGTCCCGTCCTATGCCCTCATGGACAGGTTCCGCGAGGGCTACAACGCCGGCCTGAACCACGCGATATCCCTGGTAAGGAAGCGGATCGAAAGGCCGAAAGACGGATCGCCCAAGGACGAGGCAGACTAAGGTAACTATCCCCTCATAACATGCTAAAAGGACGATTTTATGATGCAATTTCGGCGTTTTGAGTTATCCACAGGCAGCCACTTGCAATATCCTGCCGCTAGGTTATTGTTAAGGGGTCGAAGGGGATAACAAACAATAAACAAACAAAATCATGGTCAACGCAATATTGGCGAAGAACGTGTGGAAGGTGGGAGAGACGGTAAAAGTCGGCTTCATGAAACTGAGGGTCACGGGAATGAGGGCGGTGAAGGATTATCTTCCCGACATCTATGAGCTTGAATCGCTTGACGGCACGAAGAAGTACGAGTTCATCCCGCATAACGGCCTTCACCGCATATAAATCAATCACAAATCACTATGAAGAACTTTTGCGACATCTGCCAGAACAAAATGAATACTAATGCGGCAAGCCGCATAACAACGCGGAGTGCGAGGAATCATGCGTCGAGTGCACCGCGATAAAGCTCAACGTCTAATTCATGGAAAAGAAAAAGGACGAAGGAGCGGTATCGCTCGGAAGGAAAGGCCGCGCGGCGACCCTGAAGAAATACGGACTCGAAGCCTTTAAGGAGTGGGGCAAGAAAGGCGGCCGACCGAAGAAGGCAAAAGCCATGGATCCTACTTCGAGGAAACAAACCAACAGTTACCCAGGCTAATCAATCCCAGAACCGATGAAATCGACCGAGAAATCGACCCAGGCCGCGATACTCGAATGGCTTGGGTACCGCCGCATATTCCACTACCGCAACAACAGCGGCGGTTTCAGGGACGCGAACAAGCATTTCTACCGGTTCGGCGCCCTCGGAAGCCCGGACATCGTGTGCGTCATAGGCGGCATCTACGTGGGCATCGAGGTGAAGGACCTCAAAGGGAGACAGAACCCGAACCAGGTCGAGTTCCAGAGCCAGCTCGAGAAGGCCGGAGGGATATACGTAGTCGCGCGGAGCATCGAGGACGTGGAAGCGGCGCTGTCGCCCCTGGTCGCGGGCGTGCCCTTGCAAAAAGCGGCGTAAGCGTTATCGTGAGGGAAATGCCCCGCACCAAGAAACGCAGCCCGCAGCAGGCGGTGAACGACTTCCTTCTGGAGAAAGGCTGGCACCTGCACGCGAAAGTGAGCCCGGAGGACGCGGCGCTGCTCAGGAAGCACGGCATCAGGGTTCCCGTCGAGTGGGTCGTGATTACCGAGGAAGAGTACCGGAAGCTGAACGACGGATGACTCACTGACATGGGAAGGAACCCCGCGCCCTACTACGTGAAGATGCTCAGGAACGCCGCCAAGTCCGTGAGGGAGGCGCGGCGCTTCCTTCCGTTCGACCTCATGCAGGACGAGGACCTGCGGCAGCTCATGAAGTCCGCCGAGGCTTCGGTCGAGGCCTGCGAGGAGTACATGAAGGCGATCAGATCCGATGGCTGAAGGAGGCCGCCCGCTCAAGTTCAGTACGCCGGAGGATCTTCAGGCATCGATTGACGCCTATTTCGAGAGCTGCTGGACCAGGGTACCGGCGAGCGTCGACAAGGAAGGCAAGCCCATACCGGGATGGGAGCGCCAGATCCGCCCCTACACCATAACCGGGCTTGCGCTTGCCCTTGACACTACGAGAGAGACGCTGCTTGACTACCAGGATCGGCCTGAGTTTTCTGACACCGTAAAAAGGGCGAAGATGCGGTGCCACAATTTCGCCGAGGAGCAGCTTTACCTCGGGAAAAACGCGGCGGGACCCATCTTCAACCTGAAGAACAACTACGGCTGGAAGGACAGCCAGGAGCATGACCTAAAGGGCGGACTAACCATAAACATCAAGACCTTTGGAGATAACGATTCCCTGCAACTGGGAGCCGGAGCCGCACCAGCGCCCCATACTGCAGAGCAGGGCGCGCTTCAAGGTGATCGTCTGGCACCGGAAGGCCAGGAAGACGACGCTCGCGCTGAACGAGCTCATCAGGTGGGCGGCGGCGCACCGGGGGACGTACTGGTACATAGCCCCGTACTACAGCCAGGCGAAGAAGATCGTGTGGCAGGACCCGGAGATGCTGCCGAAGTACTGCCCGCCGGAGATATGGGCGAAGCGCAACAGCTCTGAGCTCTACGTCCCGTTCCCCAACGGGTCGGTGCTCTACGTCATGGGCGCCGACAAGCCCGACTCGCTCCGGGGACCCAACCCCAGGGGCGTGGTTCTGGACGAGTACGGCGACATGAAGCCGGAGGTATGGTCGGGGATCGTCCAGCCGATCATGACCGCGAACCCCGGCGCGTGGTGCTGGTTCATGGGCACGCCGAAGGGCAGGAACGACTTCTGGCGCAAGTTCGCGTTCGCGGGGGAGGAGGGCAACCGGTCGTGGGAGCGTTTCCTGCTCAAGGCCTCGGTCTCCGGCCTCATACCGGAGCAGGCGCTCGACGAGGCGAGGCACAGCACCACGGAGGCGTTCTACAAGCAGGAGTACGAGTGCGACTTCCTCGACAACGCGACGGCGGTCTTCAGGCGCATACGCCAGAACCTCTGGGGCGGCGACCTGCAGCCCGTATCCACGCACTCGTACCAGCTGGGCGTGGACCTGGCCAAGTACAACGACTGGACCGTCATAACCCCATTCGACAGGAACACGTTCAGGGCAGGCATGCAGGAGCGCTTCAACCGGATCGACTGGAGCCTGCAGGTCTCCCGCGTCGAGGCGGCGGCGTACCGGTGGAACGGGGCGGCGATCAAGGTCGACTCCACCGGCGTCGGCGACCCCATAGCCGAGAGGCTGGCGGAGCTGGGGCTGAACGTCGACCCTCCCGAGGGGTTCAAGTTCACCGAGACCAGCCGCCAGCAGCTCCTGACGCACCTCGCGATGCTCCTCGACAGCGACAGGATCAGGCTCCCCGACGACGAGGGCCTGATAGCCGAGCTCGAGTCCATGTCGTACATGCTCAGCTCGGGCGAGCAGCGCGAGAGGCCGAAGGTGAGGATGATGGTCCCCGAGGGCATGACCGACGACCGCATCATGTCGCTGGCGCTGGCCGTGTGGGGGCTCTCGGAGCCGCTGGGCGGCGCGCAGGACGACGGCGGCTCCGGACTCTACTCCGCGGACTACTCCTGACCTTGACTTGCCGCGCTGGGGAAACATGATGCATGCACAAGCCCATGCCTTTCCCGTCCCCATCGCCCGCCCAGAGCACCGACGCGGCAGTCGGCACGCCCGCGCTTTCGGGAACCCCGGAGGAGCTGGCCATCCGCACCGTGCAGCAGGAGAAGACGGCGTGGGAGAACTCGGTCGTCTACGTCACCCCCCAGGTGGCTTTCTACCTGCCGGTCCTGCTGCGCTCCTGCCTCAAGAACTACTTCGGCATATTCGACCAGCCCACGGACACCGTGACGGGCCAGGACAAGCTCTGGGTGCCCCTCACCGAGACCCTGGTCGAGACCACGGTCAAGAACACCGACCTCGGCACGAAGGACATAGACTTCCGCGCGCTGAACCCCGAGGCGACGGGGTTCACCAGGATCGTAAGGGCGGCGGTAAGGCAGCACCTGAACAGGATCTTCTTCGGCGAGAAGCTGAAGGAGGCCATCAGGCACCTCGCCATCTGGGGGACGGTCGTATGGAGCACCGAGGAGATCAGGAAGGAGGTCGACGTGCGCATGGTCAACCTCCTGAACTTCTACATCGACCCCACCTCACCCTCGATACGCGAGGCGGACAAGGTCACCGAGCGCTTCCCCATGACGGTGCCCGAGTTCCGCGCGGCCGCAAGGCGCGGCGGATGGAAGGACTGGGAGGGCGTCTCGGGCAGGAAGAACGTGCCGCGCTACGACTCGTGGCTCCAGCTCAACAACTACCCCTCGGACACGCTCTACGTCGAGGTCTACCGGCTCAGGGGCATGGTCCCCAAGTCCATCTTCACGGGCGACGGGGCGGACGGGAACGACTACGTGCCGGGCGAGATCGTCGTCTCGTGGGACAACGCCGCATGGCGGTGCCACGACTACTCGATGCGGAAGGACAACCTGAACAAGGGCTACGAGGAGGCGTGGTTCACGCGCGTCCCCCAGAGATGGCTCGGCCGCGGCATCGCCGAGAAGGCCATGCCGATGCAGGTGTACGAGAACCTCGTCGTGAACGTCAGGAAGACGCGCGCGCAGGTGTCCCAGCTCGGCCTCTTCAAGATCAAGCGCGGAAGCGGCGTCACCATGCAGTCCATGCAGAGGCTCGCCGTGAACGGGGCGGTGCTCGTGAACTCCATGGAGGACGTGATGCAGTTCGACCTTGCGGAGATCCCCGACTCCAGCTACAAGGACGAGGAGACGGTCTGGCAGTGGGCGCAGAGGGTCACCCAGTCGCAGGAGATAACCGCCGGCGACCCGCTCCCGGCATCCACACCCGCCACGAACGCGGCCATCCAGAACAACCAGGCGCAGGGCGCCTACGGCCTCGTGAAGGAGAACATCGGCCTGTGGCTCGAGCGGTGGATCAGGAACCAGGCGCTCCCGATCGTCATGCGGAACCTGGGCGTAGGAGACACCGTCCGGCTCACCGGCGACCCGGGCGAGATAATCGAGCTCGACGAGCATATCGTGAACAAGCTCATCGTCGAGGAGATCGAGAAAGCGACGGAGGAAGGCAAGCGCATCGACCCCATGCAGGTCGAGCAGGACAGGACGCGGGCGATGATGCGCCTCCGCAAGTACGGCACCGAGCGCTTCATGAAGCTGGATGATGTCCTCGACCCCCTGGACTACGACTGCGAGGTCATGATAACGAACGAGAAGATCGACTCGGGCGTCCTCTCCCAGAACCTGATCGACCTCCTGAGGATAGCCCCTTCCCAGGCCGACCAGATACTCCCCACGCTCTTCGACATCCTGGGGCTTCCGTACAGCCAGCAGCAGGCGCAGCAGATGTCCCAGCAGGTCCAGCAGCAGCCCCCGCAGCCGCAGCAGCAGCCCCCTCCCCAGCCAACCCAGAACCCCACCGCGCAGGTCGCGCAGGCGAACGCGGTACCCCAGTGAAAAGGCCGAAAACCATAACAACCATGAAACAGCGATGAAACCAAACGGAGCGCGCGGCAGGGCGCAGGTGGCGAAGATAGGCCACGCGCAGAAGACCGGCGGATTCTCGAAGATCGAGAAGTCGGCATCGAAGGAATACGGCTCGAAGGCCGCGGGCGAGAAGGTCGCCGGCGCGGTATTCGAGAGGATGGCCAGGAAGCACCGGCGCACCATGGCCGGAGGGCGCAAATGACGCCGGACAGGGACACGCAGAAGGTGATAGCCGAAGGCGGGATGCTGGCCGAGCTCGTGAACGGCGACGCCTGGAGGCTCGCCAAGGAGCGGCTCGAGGCCATGCTGACGAGACTGGACTCGTGGTCCACGCTCGACCCGTCCCTCACGACGGCCACGGCCAAGGTGAAGGAGATGGAGACCCGGCAGCACGCGATAGCGCTCGTGCGCCAGTGGATCAGGGACCTCGAGGGGAGCGTCGAGCAGGGCGTCCACACCGCCGTATCGATGGCGGACAGGGACGAGCCGTCGGTGTACCTGAGGTTCCCGGAGAAGGAAAGCGGGTAGCAGGGATCTGATCGAGGGACCAGCCGTCTCTCGATGAGCTTCTTGCCGAAAGGCGCATAAAAGTCGAGGGAAGCCCTAAGGAAACGCATAAGATCTTTCCACATGGAAGACCGAATTACAGAAACCAATACCCCTGTTGATTCCGTACCTCAAGCCCCGGACGTTAGGGCTGGAGAAGGAGGCGGGAATGATTCTGAGGTCAAGTCATTGGCGGACGTCGTGAACCAGCAGTGGGGCACGTCGTTCAGGGATGATGCCTCCGCCCTCCAGGGCCTCAAGGACAACGCCGCGATGCGCGGCAAGCTCGGCAAGTACCGTCCGTTCATCGAGCGTCTTGAGGCCAGGGGCGGAGAACAGGCGGCACTCAAAATTATGGAAGACATAACGAAAGACCAGCCCGCACCGCAGGCCCCCGCGCCCCAGCCCGCGCCCGCACCGGACGCCTTCGTCTCGAAGGAACAGTACGAGAGGGACATCTTCTTCTCGCAGAACCCGTCGCTCCAGCCGCACCAGGAACTCCTGGGCGCGCTCAGGGCGGCGAATCCCGGCAAGTCATGGGCGGAGGTGAGGGAACTGCCCGCCTTCAGGCCGGTGCTGGAGGCGGATGACCTAAGGAACTCGCGCACTCCTTTGGTTTCGTCGCCCCGCGTGGTGACGCCGCCGTCCCCCGAGCAGAAGGCGGAGGGGCTCAAGGCGGCGATCGCGTCGAAGGACGTCGGCACCTACCTCGTCGAGAACGGGATGGTTCCGATACCCAAGGGGATCGGCGAAACGTGACAGAAACTTAGCGAACCAACAGCATGGCAATAGGATTGATAACCTACCAGGACACCTCGCGGCGCGAGGACCTGATAGACGTGGTCACGAACATCAGCCCGTCGGAGACGCCGCTGCTCACCAGGCTCCCCATGGGAAGCCCGGCGAACAACACGCTCCACCAGTACACGACTGACACGTTCAGCACGTACAACGACAACGCGCAGCCCGAAGGGAGCTCCTTCACCGTCGTCGACCTGACGCAGCCGGTGCGTGCGTCGAACATCTGCCAGATCTTCATCGAGGCGGTCCAGGTCTCCGAGACCGAGATCGCGGTGAAGGGCGTCGTCGAGCCCTACAGCTACCAGCTGCAGAAGAACCTCGTCGACCACGCCACCGACATCGAGCTGGCGCTCATGTGCGGGTCGACCGCGTCCGGCAGCTCGGGCACGGCGCGCCGCATGACGGGCGTCATCAACGGCATCGTGACGAACTCGACGACCAAGAACTCGGGCACGTCCCTCTCCTCGGCGGAGTTCCAGAACATCATGCAGACGATCTGGGCATCCACGAGCAAGGTGGCGACCGAGGTCTACGTCGGCGCGACGCTGAAGCGGGACATCACCGGCTTCACGACGACGCTCACGAGATACCAGGACGCGAGCGCGGGGCTCATGAACCTCCCCGTCCAGGTGTACGAGAGCGACTTCGGCGTGCACAAGATCTTCCTCCACCGCAATGTCCCGTCGGCCGCGAACAACCTCACGCTGGTCGCGATCAACCCGGACTACTGGCGGAAGAGCTACCTCCGCCCGACGAAGACGCAGCCCCTGCCGCCCGACGGCGACCGGCGCCGCGCCCAGATCGTGACGGAGATGACGCTGGAGAACCGCGGGGAGAAGGCATCGGCCGTCTTCTTCGGCTACTCAAGCTAGCGCGGTTGCTTCTCGGCTCCGTTCGCCTTAATCGGCGGAGCCGAGGGCATTAAGGCAGCAACCAAAAAAAACAAAGGCATGGCAAACGAACGGGAGCACCTGCGGTTCAACCGGGACGGCTCGCTCGCCGGGCTGTACGTCCTCGACGCCTCGAAGGCGACGGGGAGCTACTGGGACTGCATGGAGCAGATCGTCATGGACTACACGAAAATCCACCCCGAGGAGATGAGGGAGGCCGTCGCCCAGAACGAGTGGGACAAGGGGCACTCCATCGACGAGTTCGGCTCGACCGGGCAGAAGGGCGACGCGCGGCTGCGCCGCCTGATCGCGGTGCCGAACGGGCTCCTCATCGCCATCATGGCGTTCGACCCCGAGTTCCTGGAGAGCGGGAAGAGGCTGTACGGCTTCGCGAAGCGCTTCCCGGGGCTGTCTGCCGCGACACGAATATGAACGAGAGACACAAAGGCCACGACGTGCGCAGGGCCGTCATAGCGGCGGAGGACGAGAGCTACTGCGTCCGCCGCTGGGTCGAGTGCGTCTGCCTCGACTGCGCGAAGGCCTGGCGCACGAAAATAACCAACGAAACAGATGAAAAACAGGACAATCGGCCTCGGCATGATCGTGGCACCGACGGACGAGGAGGCGAAGCACCTTGACAGGTGCCTGGAGTCAGTCGCCCCCTACGTGGACAGCGTGTGGATAACGGTAACCGGGAGTAACGAAGCGGTCGAGAGGGTCTGCGGGAAGTGGGAGGCGAACGTGTCGCATTTCGGGTGGACGGACGACTTCAGCGCCGCGAGGGAGTTCAACGCCTCCCAGGTGAAGGCGGACTGGTACCTGTGGCTCGACGCCGACGACACGCTCGCGGGGGCCGAGAGGCTCCATGACCTCGTCGACGAGTGCGAGAGGGGCCGCATCAACGGCTGCTATCTCCGGTACCAGTACTCGTTCGACGGGAACGGGAACTGCGTCGACGACCACTGGAAGCTCCAGCTGGCCAGGAACGACGGGCACTGGCGATGGAAGGGCGCGATCCACGAGGACATGCTCCCGAACGGGCAGGCCAGGTGGGTCAAGTCGCCTGCCATCGGGCGCATCCACCACGCGGAGGGCGGGCGGCCGAAGGCGAGCATAGAGCGCAACCTGAGAATCCTCCTCAGGGAGGCGGAGAGGGACCCCAAGGAGCCGCGCACGAAGTTCTACCTCGGCCGCACGTATCTCGCGCTGGGCGAATGCCAGAAGGCGGTTGACGTGCTTTTCGACTACCTTTCGGTATCCGGCTGGGACGACGAGCGCTACGAGGCGCGGATACTGATCGGCAACGCGCTCGTGAAGACAGGCCAGCTGGACGAGGCGCTGAAGTCGTACAACGACGCGATCCTGGAGAAGGAGGAATACCCCGACGCCTACGTCCAGAAGGCCACCGCGTACCTCATGAAGGGCGAGTGGAACAAGGCGCTCTACAACTACAAGACGTCCCTGGGCATGGCCGAGCCGGAGGGCGCCACGTACCACAACCCGATGCAGGTGAGGCGCGACGTCTACGTGGGGATCTCCGCCTGCTACCTCAACCTCGGGATGCTCGCCGAGGCGGACAGGGCAGTCAGGGCGGCCCTGAAGGCAGACCCGAAATTCAAGGAGGCGCTTGAGCTCAGGGCGATGATCGACCCCGAGCTCGCGAAGCTCCGCGTGAGGAACGGCTACGTCACGATCGCGAAGGCGCTCATGGACTCGAAGCAGGAGCAGAAGATACTGCCCCTGCTCCATTCGTTCCCCAGGGAGATGGCCGACGACGAGGTCTACCTCTCGCTCGCGCACACGTACCTGAAGCCGAAGGAGTGGCCGGAGAAGTCCATAGCCGTCTACTGCGGAGCGACCGCCGAGCCGTGGCGTCCCGGCGACGAGGACGGCAAGGGCATCGGAGGGTCCGAGACGGCCGTCATCAAGCTGACCCAGGAGCTGTCCAGGATCGGCTGGGACGTCACCGTATTCAACGAGGGCAACTGGCCGCCGGAGGGCGAGACCGTAAACGGCGTCAAGTGGAGGAACTACTGGGCGTTCAACCCGCACGACGACTACGACGCGCTGTGGGTATGGCGGCATCCCGAGCTCTTTGACCTGCCGCTTTCCGCCAGGATATCAGTCCTCGACCTCCACGACACGATGAGCCAGTTCGACCTCACGGAGGAGAGGCTTGGGCGGATTGACAGGGTATTCGTGAAGACCGCGTACCACCGCTCGCTCTACCCGAAAGTCCCCGACTCCAAGTTCACGGTGATCGGCAACGGCATCGACCTATCGCGCTGGGACATGCCGAACGTCCCCGTTCGTGAGCCTCACCGCTTCATATACTCGTCGACCCCGAACCGCGGCCTCGACGTCGTGCTGACCATGTGGCCGAGGATCAGGGAGCGCCTGCCGGACGCGGAACTCCACGTCTTCTACGGGTGGAACACGTTCTACCGGCTGGAGAAGGACAACCCCGAGCGCATGTCATGGATGAAGAGGATTCAGGCGATGGCGAGCCAGCCCGGAGTGCTCGACCACGGGCGCAGGGGGCAGAGGGAGCTTGCGGTCGAGCAGCTTAAGTCATCGTTCTGGATCTACCCGACCTACTTCCCCGAGATCCACTGCATAACGGCCTGCGAGATGCAGGCGGCAGGCGTGATCCCTTTGACTACCGGCTTCGCGGCGCTCGCCGAGACGCAGAAGTCGGGTCTGGCCATGCCCGGCGACCCCTACGACCCGAACTGGCAGGAGCAGTTCGTCGACGCCGTCATGCGCTTCGCCGGGGACGACGGGCTTATGGCGCACGAGCGGGCGAAGGCGAAGGGGGCGGCCAAGGAATTCTCCTGGGAAAAGGTCGCGCAACTCTGGGACCATGAGATACAGCGTGATACTGATGAACTACGACCCGCAGGGCCTCCTCGCGGAGATGACGGCGGAGTGCAGGGGGAGGGTGTGGGCGAACTCGCGTGACTTCGAGCTGATCGAGGCGTCCGAGAAGGGCGGCGTCCGCGCCTTCAACCGCGCCGCGAGGGAAGCGAAGGGGGACTACATAGTCTTCCTCTGCAACGACTTCATGGTGGACGACCCCGAGTGGCTGGAGAGGCTGGCCAAGCCCGGCACCGTCACGTCGTGGAAGTGGACGGAGTTCCACCTCACGGGCGAGCCTGAGCTTGAGGCTTCGTGCCTCTGCATGCCGAGGGAGATCCTGGACGCAGTGCCATGGGACGAGGCGTACGACGGCGGCCTGGGCTACGGCGACAACGACTTCCTGCTGCGGGTGAGGAACGCGGGCTACGCAACGGAAGCAATACCGATCCGCGCGAGCCACCTGGAGTCCCGGACGATAAGCGCCTACTTCATGGAGGAGGACAGGGTCGCCAGCTTCCGAAAAAACCTTGACCTATTCCTGGGAAAATGGCCGGATCACCGAAAATATCTGTCATAACCGTCACGAACCGCATCGGCTGGCTCCCTGTCCTATCGGATGACATGAGGCGGCAGACGTTCCGAGACTTCGAGGTAGTCGTGGCGGCCGACGGCCCCAGATACGAAAGCCATCCCTACGACGGATGGACTGTTTTCGTCCCTCGACAGAAATCAGGGGCCGACGCATGGAACCTGAACAAGGCATACAACGACTGCCTCGACAGGGCGCAGGGCGAGCTTCTTGTCTTCCTCCAGGACTTCATATGGATACCCGCCAACGGCCTCCAGAGGTTCTGGGACGACTATCTCATGTTCCCGGATGCGCTTGTGACCGGCGTAGGGCACAAGGCCAAGGACGGCCTCGAGGGGATATCGGAGACGGACGAGAGGGCGCTCGGCGACGGCGAGATCAGCCCCGGCAACCACACCCACTGGGAGCTGAACTGGGCGATGTGCCCCAGGGCGATGATGCCCCGCTTCGACGAGTCCATGGACACGCACTACGGCGGCGAGAACCAGCATGCCGCAAGGCAGGCCGAGGCCAGGGGGGCAAGGATACTCATCGACCGCGGCAACCGCTGCATCGGCTATTCGCAGGACTCCTGCGGCGGCAGGCCTCCCGACTGGGAGGAGCGCCACTTCAACAAGACCGCGGGCTTGACGGGTCATACGGGGGACGCACAGTGAGGGCATGGCAATCCCATTCAGCGACACTTCGGGAAAGGCCGGCATCATCCAGCGCTGCGAGGTGCTGACCGGCCTCGGCGACGGAGGCATATCCGGCAACGCGACCCTTCTCAAGCAGTTCACGGGGATAGTCAATTCCTGGTACCAGAAGGTCGTCACGATGGTGCTCGCGGCATCGACCGACTGGGACTGGGACGACATCGGCACGACCGACGGGAGCACGCCGACCTACGCCAACTACCCGATAGCGACCTGGCCGCTCGTGGCCGCCCAGCGCGACTACTCGATAGGGGCGGCGGTGAAGTTCCTGAAGGTGAAGCGCGTGGACGTGACCTACGACGGCACCAACTGGTACGAGGCGCAGGCCTTCGACTCCGGCTCGTTCACGGACTCCAGCAACATGGGGTTCGGCAACGACCTCCAGACCGACGCCGCGGATTTCTCCGACATCACCAATCCGTTCTTCGACATGAGGGCAAGCTCCATCTTCCTCTACCCCATGGCCACTGCCCCGCAGGTCGCCGCGGGCGCCCAGATGCGCGTCGAGTTCACCCGCGAGCCGTCGGAGTTCGTCTCGACGGACACCGCGAAGACGCTGGGGATCGACGCTCCCTTCCAGCCCATGGTACCGATAGGCGCGAGCTACGAGTGGTGCTCGATCAACTCGCCCGGCCAGGCCATGCAGCTCCTCCCGATGGTGGAGGACTACGAGCGCAGGCTCCGCGAGTACGTCCCCATGAAGGACCAGGACATGGTCAGTTTCCTCTCCCCTATCCAGCAGGACTACACGTAATCCAAACAAGAATGGTCAACCCAACCTACCAGCCGAAATCGGCGGAGATCGTGCCGGGCGGAGCGCCCGCGGAGTTCGACGAGGCCGAGTTCGGCGTCGCCGCCTTCGGCCCGAACGAGTCCGCGCTCGCCGCGAAGTCAGCGGCAGTCACGCCCGCCTACCTATCAAAATCGTGAAGAGAATCCTCATCGGCACAGCGGCGCTCGCGGCTCTCCTTGCCGCCCCGCCTGCGGCGAGCGCCATATCATGCAGCACGACGTTCCCCGGCGCGCTCGACGCATACACGACCGGGGCGTGCGTCTCGTCCGCGTGGGCGAACGCGCTCGAAAGCAAGATCGGCGTGACGTCCTCCTCCGCGACCTCCTCCCTCGACTACCAGGTGAACGCGCTCATGACCTCGTACGGCAGCGAGAGGGTCGCCTCGTCGGCGATCAGCGGGCTCGCGTCCTCCAGCTTCGCGAGCGACAACGTAGGCCAGTTCACCAACGACGTCCCCTACCTCACGTCCAGCACGGCAGTCACCTCGGTGAACGGACTTCCGGGCACCGTCACGTTCTCGGTAGTCGGGACGTCGTCGCAGTCGTCCATAACGACGTCGAGCATGGGCATTTTCCTGAACCTGCTTCAGTACACGTCAGGAACGGACATAAACGTGTCGCCCACGGGTACCATCCTTTTCGTCAACCCCGGATACATAAGCACGAGCACCGGCCTCACGACCGCCAATTTCGCCTCCCCGAACATAAGCCAGTGGACGAACAACAGCGGATACGTGACCTCCACGGGGATCGCGTCCTACGGCGTCAGTTCCGCGAACTCGTCCATATCCGTTGCCACGACGACTGCTTCGGCCGTTTTGACTTTCTCATCCTCCTCTTATGTAACCACCAGCACTGCATCGAATACCTACTACCTGATATCGAACCCGGCCGGGTATATCACGACCTCGACGAACAACTTCGGCGGCCTGACCGGGAACGGGACCTCGACCTACATCCCCGTGTACGGCGCGGCAGGCACGCTCAAGGGCTACGCCAACCTTACGTTCGCGAGCTCGACCGACGTCCTTTCCGTAGGCGGAAACGGCACGTCCTCGATCTCCGGCAACGCGACCACGACTTCGGTCATAACCGATTTCAACAACATCCAGTACGTCCCGGCGAACTTCGCCACCGCCGGCTGCGCAGGCTCATCCACCGCCACCACCTTCCAGGGCTGCGTCTACGCGATCTACGCCTCCATGGCTCCCCTCGGCGGCGGCACGATATGGGTCACGAACGACGTCACGTCAACCTGGACTGGGCTGCTCTCGTTCAACATCAACGGCGACCAGGTCGAGCTGAACTGCGCGGCGAACACGATCCTCCAGTACACGGGCACGGGGAACGACAACGCCGACGGCTGGCTCCCCTCCGGCGAGAACATCGCCCTCAACTTCGACTTCGGGAACCCCATAGGCCACACGCAGACGAGCGACGACAGCCAGTGCGACATGCGCGGGCACGCGGCGCTCATCGCGGCAGGCAACGCGAACACGGCGACCAGCACGGGCATCTACTACGGCGGCACGTATTCCCTGGTCAGCGCGACGTCCACCGCCACCACGACCAACGCAGGGGCAGTGGGAGTCAACGTCGACTACAACGTGAACGGCTTCGGACGGAACCTCGAAGTGGGCGCGAACGCCTACCTCGACGACTTCACGGGCGCGGACTCGGGCGGGAACGGCGGCGGCATGACGGGAGACCTGCTCCAGTTCGACGTAGCCAACAACTCAGGCGAGCGCAACGACTTCAACGACGGAAGCTACACCGACCCGGCGAACAACACCAGCACCAAGGACATCTACCTCTCGAACGGCGCGGCCGCGAGCACCTTCCTCTGCTTCAACTCCATCGACGACGCGCAGATATACGACGGCACCTCGAACGGCCTGCTCGTCGTCTGCAACAACCACATCGAGAACCCGTCATGGCGGACGACCCCGGCGTACGTCCCCATCTACGCGACTTCCTCGCAGTCGAACATGCTCGACGTGATCGGGAACGAGTTCGCGAACGACCCCACGGCGGCGTCCTCGTCGTTCGGCTTCCAGACGATCGTGAAGCACGGCGTGAACCTCTACGCGGCCGGGAACCACATCGACAACTACGGGGGAGCCACGGTCACCACGTTCTCAGACCACAGCCTCAACAACGGCGCGGAGACCGAGCAGGTCTGCCAGACGCAGGCTTCGCAGGGTGCGCTCACGAACATCGTGAACAACCAGGCGTACACGAACGCAGTGGGGGCAACCTGCGTCGAGGACGCCGACAACAGCTACCCGTCGCTGACCTACATCGATTCGGGCAATATCGAGCACACCCGGAACGGCAACAACGACGTCTCGACGGTGGACCAGTCCGGCAACTGGACGCTGGGGATCGCCGGCGTGAGCGGGTCGCTCGACCTCCAGGGGAACCTCAATGCGACGGGGACAGTCAGCTCGAACGGCGTCGCGTTGGGCATCGGCACCGTTACGACGTCGTCTGCCGTGACGCAGTACCAGTTCCCCTACTGGAACAGCGCGACCGGCCAGCTTTCCGGTACGTCCACGGTTTCGATAAGCACTTCGACGGGTAAGGTAAGCTTCTCAGGCGACGTGTCCACGGAAATCGGGACGCTCTACACCCATTCGCTCGTGGGAACCGGGGGAACCTTCCAGCAGCAGCAGGCGGGATCGAACAACTACTTCGCCGGGAACCTGTCCGTCGGCACGAGCACCGCTAACGGGACGCTCTACGTCGTCGGCTCAACCTCGACGCCTGCATTGACAGTCTATAATCCTGGCATTACGAGCACCTACGCCCTCGTCGTCGCGAGCAGCGGCAACGTCGGCATCGGCACTTCGACGCCCGCCAAGGCCCTCGTGATCGCGCCGGACAATACCGCGAGCCACCAGATAACGATGGACGGTACTACCGGAGTGATCACGCTCAACTCCCTGACTTCCGATTCGGGCGCGGAGATCGGCCTCAACAACAACCTCGGCAACTCCAACGCGGGGAGGGCGCTCGTATCCTCCGGCGCGGTCAACGGGACGACTCCGGGCTTCTCGTTCGCCAGCGACACGGGGACCGGCCTCACCCGCGTTTCCACCGGAACCCTCGGCCTCGACGCGAGCGGCACTCTTATGGAGACCGTGACGAATACCGGCGTCGGCATCGGCACGGCGAGCCCGTCCTCCACTCTCCACGTCGTCGGCAATTCCGAAGTGACGGGCGGCCAGTTCTTCACGCCGGTCTTCCAGAACGCCACCTCCTCCGCATCGACCACGAACATAAACTGGAACAGCGGCAACAAGCAGGAGATCGCGCTCGGCACTTCCACGACGTTCACGTTCTCCAACATCCAGTCCGGCGGCTCCTACTCGCTCTGGATTCAGCAGGACGCCTCGGGATCGAGGACGGTCTCATGGACTTCCGCCGGGACGGGACGGGTCCAGTGGGCGTCTTCCACCGCTCCGACCCTCTCGACCGGAGCGAACGCCATGGACGAGGTCAGCTTCCAGTGCTTCGTGCCGAACGTCACGACGACCTTATCCTGCTACGGAGAGTACGGACCTAACAACTTCGCCCAATAGATGAAAAAGACCGCAGTCGCCATAATCGCCGCCGTCCTCCTTATCGCCGCATCGCAGGCGAAGGCTTCCATACTCCTCGTCAGCACGTCCACCGCGAGCAACAACGCCTCGGCGTCGAGCATCACCTCGACGCTTGCGAGCGTCGTGAGCGGGAACCTGATCGTGGCGTTCTGCGCGCACGGCACGACGTTCGTCAACCCGACGAACGTCACGGACACGTTCGGGAGCTCCTTCACGAACTTCGCGCTGGCGTCGAACTCCAATGCGGGGGCGATCAGCGGATACTACGCGACTTCGTCCGGCTCCGGCTCGGACACGGTCGGCTGCAACTTCGCGTCGTCGGTCGGCGGCCGCGCCTTCGTCGGGATGCAGTACGGCGGCATAGCGGCATCCTCTCCCCTCGACGCGACCGCGTTCAACGGGACTACGACCGCACTCAACCCCTACCCGGCGGGGCCATTCTCCACTGTCCAGGCCAATGAGGTCATCGTCGCGGCCATGGGGACGGCGAACCTGTCGGCGCCGACCGCAGGCACGGGATACGCGCTTGAGGCGACGTCCACGCGCGGCTCCACGTCGAGCCTGGGGGCGGAAGACCAGACGGTCACCTCGACCCAGTCAGGCGTCTCCTCCACGTTCGGCAACACGGCCAACTCGTCCAACATGATGGTCGTGGGCACGTTCAGGGCGGCGTCCTCAGCGGCTACCTCGTCTGCGGCGAAGCCCAACGCGCTCTTCTTCGCGGGCGACTAAATTTCAAAAAAAAACATGAGCGACCAGGTACCCACCGTACAGGTGAACAACGCGACGACGCAGGACCACGACCTGCTCATAACGCTCAACACGAAGTTCGACATCTTCTCCGCGAAGCTGGACGTGCTTTCGGTGCAGCTCGTCGACCGCGTGGAGGCCCTGGAGCACGACCTCATCGCGTCCAAAGCCGACCGCGCAAACATGCATGAGCAGATGCGCGAGGCCGATTCGGCGGCTTCGAAGGCGAACGACCGGCTCGACTTCCTGACCAAGTGGTTCTGGGTCGCGACCGGTGCGCTCTACGTCATCAACTTCCTCATCGGCTACTGGCTGATAACGCACTACGGCAACGCTCCCGTAGCCCCATAACCATGAACCAGAGCGAACAGCCCCAGTTCTTCTTCCCGTCCCAGCTCGACGCGGCGTCGCTGGCGAACTTCCGCGCGCTCGTCGCGAAGTACGCGCCGGGAAGCTCGGCCATGGTCGACAAGATCGTCGCGGGGACGAACGTCACCATATCCCCGAGCGGCGGCACGGGGAACGTGACGGTGAACGCGGCGGGAGCCGTCACGTCGCTTGCCGCAGGGACAGGCATAACGCTCTCCAGCTCGACGGGGGCCATAACGGTGACGAACTCGGGGGTCACTTCCCTGACGGCCGGGGCAGGGATCACCGTATCCGCGTCGACCGGCGCGGTGACCATAGGCGCGGCGGCCGCGGCGGTCTACCTCGCCGGGAGCGGAGGCGGCACGTACACGACGGCCTCGAACACGATCTCCGCCGTCGACGCGACGAACCTCCAGGCGACGCTCACGGGATACCCGTCGAACTCGCCGCTCCTCGTGACGTTCTCCGGCGAGGTCCAGATGACGGCGACCGCGTCCCCGATCCTCCGCGTGCAGGACACGGCGAACGGCCTGACCGCGCTCCCGGTGGTCTCGGCTCCCCTGGGTACGGGCTCGACGCTGGCCTTCTACGCCCAGGGCGTCTACGTCTGCCCGGCCTTCCCCGCCACGCTGCGCCTCGAATGGGCGCTCGGCACGCCGGGCGGCTCCACGGCGGCGATCCTCAACTCGGGGAGCGCGCCGTCCTCGTTCGGCTTCTCGGCCAACTCGGGCGCGAGCCCGTTCGCCCTGAACGTGGGATCGATACCCCAGGTAGCCATAATCCCCATATAAAAATGCCCACGACGAACCAGCCCAAGCCCCCGAAGAGGGAGACCGTAACCATAGGCAGCCACCTGCTCGGCTGGATATCCGAGCGCGTGAACTCGAACGTCCCGCTTGACGGGCAGGACGGCCAGTACCGCTACTCGTACGGCATGTCCGCCGTGAGGCCCGGGAAGAAGGGCCACATAGCCCCGGCGGAGATCTTCGCCTCGGCCTCGTTCTCGGACGTCGGGAACGCGATCAACTCGCTCCCCAGGGCCGTCGTCTCCAGCTCGGACGTGGCGAACATCCCGAACGCCGTCCCGAACTCGTACATGATGCTCGGCGGGGCGGCGTCGAAGGCCCCGCGCTTCGTCGTCACGGACAACACCAACACCGTCACATCGCACCACGACGTGACGGCAGTCAACAATTTCAGCACGCTCCCGTCCACGGGATTCTGGGGGGAGGACGCGTGCTTCTACCCTTCCGTGAACGGATCGGTGGGCTCCAACTCCGACTACGTCTTCTACTCGTGGAACGACAGCGCCCACGGCGACGTCGGGCAGTACGACGTCGCGAACAACGTGTACGACGACGACTACATGAGCACGGTGCCCACCGGGGCGGCCGCCCTGAGCTTCGGCGTCCCGCACCGCATGTGCGTCGGCCCCGACCGGATCATGTACGTCACGAACGGCCAGTTCCTCGCGTCCTACGACGGCACCTCCGACACCACGGACGCGAACGGGCTTTTCAACCCGCAGGCGCTCGACCTCGGCCCCGGATGGATGGCGGTGGACGTCCAGCCCTACGGCCAGGAGTACGTCGCCGTAGCCGCCGTGAAGTGCGGCACGAAGTACAACGTCCCCTCCTACGCGACCGAGTCGCGCGTCATCATGTGGAACGGCAGCGACCTCGACTTCTCGCAGCTCTACAGCGTGGACGACTGGTTCATCGGCTGCCTCGTGAGCATCGAGGGGCAGCTCGTCGCGTTCACGCAGGGCAAGAACGGCACGACCAAGGCGAAGACGCTCCCCCAGTGGCCGCCCTACTTCCAGACCGTATGGGAGGCTCCCACGGCCGCCGTCGGCGGAGCCCCGCTCCCCAACCAGGCTGAGCTCTTCAACGGCATGGTGGTCTGGAACGGCGACACGACGACGAACGAGGTCTTCGGCCTCATGCAGACCCAGCAGGGCTGGGCGCTGCACACGCCCTACTACCTGTCGAAGGGGTCCGGCACCCTCTCCCAGGCGGGCTTCCTCAGGAACCTCGACTCCAACTACCTGTTCGCCGGGATAAGCCAGAGCGGATTCTCGGTGGTCGGCGTGCCCGGCGACGGCACCGGCGAATCGATCATAGGCGCACAGGCGCTCAGCTACGCCGAGTTCCGCACGCGCGTCATCGAGCTCCCGTACAAGGCCACTGTCATAAAGCTCAAGGCGTATTTCTCGTCGTTCGGCTCCGACTCGTCGGTCCTCATTTCATTGATCCCCAATTACACGAACTATTCCCAGAACATGTCGGGGCTCCCGGCGAACGACCTGCTTTCGTGGACGATCAGCGCGGCGACGCACCCCAGGGCCGCGACGGACATGACTGCCTCGACGTCCGAGTACGGCTCGGGCAGGCTCATCCCGAACGTGTCGAAGTTCTGGATCAACGTGAGGAACCTCAACTCCTCGGTCAGCGCCACCCCTCCGATCCTCCAGAAGCTCGAGTTCGTCATCGAGGAAGTGGACAAGCCGTGACGGGGACGCATAATCAACGCAAATGGCGAACAACACCACGACGCCCGGCGCTCCGGCGATCAACTTCGGGACGGTAGGCCAGCAGGCCGCGCCCGCGGCCACCGTCGCCCCGTTCGCCTCGAAGATAACGCCGCTCGGCGTGTCGCCTTCGCTCGCTTCCGGGATAGGCGCAAGCTCAGGCTCGAACACGCTCCCGGTCGGGGCGACGGACAGCAGCTCGCTCTCCAACGTCCTCAACCCGGACTTCGCCGCAGGCAACGGCGTGCAGACGAACCTGGGCGTCAGCATACCGTCGAGCATCGCGCCTTCGCCCGCGCCGGCCCCGGCCGCGCCCCAGCCTCCCGCAGCCGCACCCGCTCCGCTTCCGCCGCCGGCAGCCCCTCCGGGATATGCATACTCCGCGAACGGCAGCCTGCAGCCGACCAACCCCGGCACGACGAACGCGACGGACGGCGTCAGCAACTCAATCGGGTCGTCAAGCGTCTCGGGGCCGCCGACGACCTACGCCGACGTGCTGAACGCCCTCAACGAGAACATCGGCAGCTACGAGACGAATGCACAGCAGAACAGCGACGAACTCGCGGCCGAGCAGGGGCTGCTCTCGGCAGTCCGGAACGCGCAGGACTTCCAGACGAACCTCACCGCAGGGGAGCTGAACCAGTACGGCGTCGGGAGGCCTGCGGCCCTTGACACGGGACGCGCCGCCCAGCTGGGCTTCAACAGCCAGATCGGGCTGCAGAACGTCCAGAACGCGGAGTCGCTCGCCCAGACGAACCTCGGCCTCCAGCAGACCAACCGCCAGGTGAGGACGACGGTGGCCAACAACGTCCTCCAGGCGCTCCAGCAGGAGGCCGGGCTCCAGAAGCCGTCGCCGGTCTCGCCCGGCTCCTCCCTCGTCGGGCCCACCGGCCAGGTCGCCTTCCAGGGCTCGGGATTCACCGCGCCGTCGGCCTCGGACATCGCGTCCCTCGGCTCCCAGTTCGTCGCGAACGGCCAGGCCCCCGACCTCGCGACCGGCATGGCGATGGCGCAGCAGTACCTCTCTTCGCTCCAGGGATCGGGAGGCCAGCAGCAGCCGTCCAGCATCGAGCAGGCGAACCCGTCCACCTCGATGGCGACCGACGATTTCCTCGGGTACAACCTCTCGACCTACGCCACCGACCCTCAGTACGCCCAGAAGCTCACCCCTATCGTCCAGCAGGTCTCGCAGGACGTGACGAGCTATGGCCCCCAGGGACTCCAGTCCTACGTCAGCTCGCAGGCACCGAACTCCCCCATCACCGGGCAGATGGTCTACCAGGCGTCGTCGAGCTACGGCGTCGACCCGAGGCTCATGATGGGGATGCTCCAGCTTGAGTCGAATTTCGGCACCGCAGGCCAGGCGACGACCACGATGAACCCCGGCAACGTCGGGAACACGGGAAGCTCCACGCAGTCCTTCCCCTCATGGCAGGCGGGGCTCAACGCAATGGCGCAGAACCTCGCGATCCGGCAGGTGAGCCAGTCGCAGGCGCAGGCCGTCGGCACGCAGACGCAGGCCAACCCGCAGGTCCAGCCCGCGCTCATGACCATGCAGAGCGACGGCACCCCTTACCTCGAGCAGGACAAGATCCCGTCCGCCGCCGCGGCGCTCGCGCAGGAGTACTCGTCGCAGACCGGCATACCGATCCTCTCGACCGACGAGGTTTCGAAGGTCCAGAGCATCGACAACACGAAGCAGGCGCTCCAGCAGATCGGCAGCATCATCCCCTCGATACTCGGCTCGGGCGTCGCGGGGCGCTTCTGGCAGGGCTTCGTCGTGAACAACCTCGAAAGCATGACGCAGAGCAACCCCGACATCGCCTCGTACAACAGCTACCGCACGACGGCGCTCAACTCGATCCAGGCTCTCGCGGGCGGCTCCGGCTCAGGCCTGAGGCTCTCCCAGGCCGAGATCGACGCGGCGACGAATAACCTCCCGACCATCACCGACAACCTGGAGACCGCGCAGAGCAAGCTCGCCATCCTCAGCGGATACCTCAACAAATGGGAGAACACGCTCCTCCCCAACCAGTCGTCGAACCCCAACCCGTCGCCGTCAGGCCAGGGCGACCCGCTGGGAATCCTATCCCAATAGATGCCCAACCCACTCGTAGCGCCCCAGCCAAGCCCCCAGCCGGGGCAGCTCCCCGCGTCGAACCCCGGCATCCCCCCGGGTTCCGTCCCGGCGGCTCCCATGGCCCAGCCACAGCCGACGGCCCAAGCGGCTCCGGCTTCTTCGGCGCAGGCACCGCAGGCGAGCTACGCCCAGCTCGGCCAGCTCATCCAGCGGAAATACCCGCAGTACGCGAACATGGACCCGAACCAGGTGGGGCAGGCCGTGGCCGCGCAGTATCCGCAGTATGCGTCCATGACGGACGGCAACGTGCCGGCCGGCGGAAGCGGGACCCAGAACAGCCAAAGCCCCTCCGTGGGGGGCTTCCTGGGCAACCTTGTCTCCTCTGCGGGAAATTTCGTCGGCGGGATAGGCAACGCCGTGATGCACCCGATCCAGACCGCCGAGAACCTTGGCGGCGCGGCGGTGGGAGGGGTGGAGGAGGGGCTGAACGCCCTCGGCACCGGAGGCGGCAAGGGATTTAATAACGCGCAGACCCAGGGCTGGGACAGCATCGTGAACTACTACAGGCAGAGGTACGGAAGCCCGCAGAACTTCCTCCAGACCGCGTACAGGGACCCGATCGGTTTTTTGGCCGACGCCTCCATGCTCGCATCGGGGGTGGGAGCGGGACTCGGAGCCGCCGGGGACGCGGCGGAAGCGTCCAAGGCCGCGTCCATCGCCGGGGAGTTCCCGGACATGGGCGCGGAAACTGCGGCCGCCTTCACCAAGGGCTCGTCGGGGCTGTCGAAAGCGGGCGCCATGGCGTCAGGCGTCGGGGAAGCCCTGAACCCGATAAGTCCACTTGTGAAAGTCGGCGAGGGAGCCGTTAATCTTGCGAATAAGGGCATAGCGTCAACGGTAGGAGTCGCCTCGAAACTGGGCTATTCCGGCGCGAACGACGTACTGGACGCGGCACGAGGTGCCGAAGGCGCTCCCGACCTAGAGCAGATGACCTCGGCGGCTCGGGGCGGGACCACGGGAGAGGATGTCGTCGCAAAGCTCCAGAAAGCGCAGCAGGATCTTATCTCCAAATCCCGCAACGACTACAAGTCGATGCTGAAGACCGTCGACGAGAGCTATCGGGAGACCAACCTTACCCAGAAAGGGAACTCGGCCGCCACGGTCATGCAGAACAACAAGCTCCCCCCCGATGCGGCGTCGGCAGGCCAGACTGCCGGTGAGACGTTTCCGCTATCCGCAGTCGGCACCAAGGGCATAGCGACAAGGGTGGCAAACGAGCTCGGCATAGAGTTCAACGACGACGGGTCGCTCAATTTCTCGAATTCCCGCGTGCCGCGCGACCAATATAGGACCGTGCAGAATATGTTCGACGACGTCAATCAGTGGACGCGCACGACGCCCCAGGGACTGAACGACCTGGAGAACAAAATATCCGGATACTACAAGCCCGTAGTCACCGACGCGGGCGGCAAGGTATCGAACTACGTGTCCTCAAGGCTGTCGAACGGCCTCAAGGACTATCTCAGGGAACGCATCCCAGAGTTCGAGGAGGGCGACAAGCTGTTCTCAGAGCAGAAGAAGGTGCTCAGCGACTTCAAGCGGGATTTCAGCCTCGGAGGCAAGGCCGGACCGCAGACTATCCTCAGTAAGGTAAGAAAAGCGGCCACCGCCGACGGCGACCTCCGCGCCGGACTCGTGAAACAGCTTGAGGGTCTTTCGGGCGTCGACCTTAAGGCCACTTCAATCGGCTTCAATTCGCAGGGCTGGACTCCGCACGGCCTGCTGGCGGGCGGCGAGCTTCTTGGGTCGTTCATACATCCCCAGCTTCTCGCGGGGCTTGCGTTCGCTTCCCCAAGACTCTCGTTCGAGTTCCTAAGGGGCCTCGGAATCGCGGAAGACAAAATAGGCGGAATCATGTCCGCCGTGCACGGTAGCCAGATCGGCCTCATAGCGAGCCGCACCGGGTCTCTCAGTCAAACCAGTGCTTCGCCTTCGGGTATTCCTTCCGGTCCCAGCTCGTCACCAGCGCAAATCCGAGTAAGAGTACCAGCGGCACGGTGATCGGGGCGGCTATGCCGACGAACGCCAGGAATATGATCGTGAACGCCTTCATGCCAGAACCCTAATCCCGTTTCCCCGGGAACGCAAGTCGGCTACGCACAGCTTTACAGAAACAAAATAACCTGCATCATTAATACCAACATGGCGAAATTCATCAGCTACCCCGTCCGCCAGCCCATAAACCAAAGCAATCTCTTCGGCGCGAACCCGAGCGAATACGCGCCCCTCGGGCAGAAGGGCCATCCGGGAAACGACTTCGAGGCCCCCACCGGAACCCCGGTCTACGCCCCGTGCGACGGACAGGCATTCTATACCACCGACTCCCTGGGCGGCGACGGCATCTGGATCAGGGCGACCGACCCGGAAGGGAACAACTACAACGTCATCCTCTGGCACATGCCGGTGGCGGGAGCCACGGCACCCGAAGGCGTGACATCGGCGGCGCAGTACCCGTTCCAGATACCTACCGACCGCTCCATCGTGCCCGTGAAGGCAGGACAGCTCCTCGGCTACTCGGACGACAGCGGATACCATCCGGCTCCGGCCGAGAGCGAATCGACTGGCCCGCATCTCCACCTCGGCGTCATGCCTGCGGATTCCAACTGGAACGCCCTCAGCCCGGCGAACGGGTTCCTCGGGTGCGTTGACCCGACCCCTTTCTACACAGGCCTCTTCGCCGAGGACGTCGGCATCGAGTCCCAGGTCGTCGAGAAGTCGGCGCAGGTCGTCACGCTCGTCTCCCAGGCCACCGACGCCCAGCTCTCCCACCAGGACAAGCTCGATTTCCTTTCCAAGGTCGAACAATTTCTGCAGTCGCTTTAAATGAACTACTCGCTCCTCAAGTCCCGGACGTTCTGGACGCTCGTGGCCAGCTTCGCCTACAACGTCTGGCAGCTGTTCGCCCCGTCGGTTAATCCTGACGTATCGGCGGTAATCAACGCCGCGTTCCTGATGCTCGGCTCGTACTTCCACCTCTCCGGCATCCAGACGGCATCCCAGCCCCAGTCCGAAGCTCCCATCTCCCCCGGCGTCTAGGCGCCTCGGGAACCGCAGGCACGACCGCACGGGCCATATTTCACTATCGGTCTCCGCCCGACTCCTCCCATTGCCTGCGGCTCCCGGCGCACCCGGATCAGCACATTCAAAAACCGAAAGGAGACTCTTGTTGGACTGGACAACGAGACGCTTAGTATGGAAAATACGCACCAGGCAAAGTATTGCCAGACTTGCTCTGTTCTTCTGCCGCTCGTTGCGGCAAACCACCGTTGCGCTCCGCTTTCCCGGCAGACTAAGGCGAAGGCAGCTCAGCCTGTTCTGAGCGTGCCCGCGTGGACCGAGGAATACGCCCGCGCCCAGCTCGCCCTCGCGAAGCAGAGGATCGCCGAGGACGAGATGCCCTACGGACCCATCAGCCCCGTAAAGCTCCGTGGATCCCGAAGGGAGGCGATCTAAATCTTCCCGATTGCCAGATCTCAGGCCGCGAAGGACACTGAGACGGCTTCAGCCCCGAACCTTGACGTTCGGGGCTATTTTTTGCGCCGTAAACCTATCCCCAAAATGCCATGGACTTTCCCGCCCCATGCCGCAACCTTAAGGGGTTCGCCCGGCAGATGGTTCACCCGTGGGTGAGAAGCCGCAAGCGGGCGACCATGAAACATATCTACGCCGTTTCCGCACTGCTGGCTCTTGTCCTTCTTCCTTCCGGGACATACGCCGCGACGTTATCGCCCCTCCAGTCGAATCCTGTGGCCGGCACGGGGCTGTTACGCGAGTTCGTCGTATCGCAGGCGGCGGCCAGGGGCATCAACCCCGGCCTTGCTACCTGCATTGTCTCGCACGAGAGCCAGTGGGACGCCGCGAAACCCGGAGACGACGGCCAGAGCATGGGTCTGTGGCAGATCAGCCGGATCTGGCACCCGGAAGTCCCGATTTCGGTATCGCTCGATCCCGAAAGCTCGACGATCTGGGCGCTGGACTGGATAGCGAAGGGGCATGTCGGCCAGTGGAGCACGTACCGCATTTACTGCCTAAACTACCCGGTATTCCTGAAATGAAAAGATATCTCATCATCGCCGTAGTCCTAGCCTGCCTCGCCTTCACGCCCGCATACGCCGCGCACCGTTCGAGGAAATCCAGGCCGCAGGCTCAGACGCCGGCGCCTAATATCTATACAGACCCGGCTATATCTATACAGTGGGGCGCTTTCACCGGGAACGCCGAACCGCTCGGCCAGTGGCAGGCTTTCTTCGTCGGAGACGGAGACTCGTTCAGCCAGGACGCGCAGGGCTTCACGGAGCCTCTGGTCGTCTACTGGGAATCGAACCTGACGGCGAGCCAGATCGCCTCGGGGCAGGCCGACCCGTTCCTGAAGCAGTGGGCGATCCAGATGCAGTCATATCCCCGTGAGGTGATCTTCGACGTCCTCGACGAGATG